CCGCTGCATAAAGCGGCGCTGATACAATATTATTGTTCATACCGCCACCTCCTGTTTACGCAATTCCGCCTGATGGCCTTCCTTCTGTTTATCCAGATCGGACAGCAGGGCGATGCGGTGTTCCTTGAGCTCCACTTCCACCGCTTTTTTCCGGTTTTCGGTCCCCGTCTTCAACACCAACCTTTTTGTGGGATCCCTGGTCGTGGTCATATTGGCATTGGGTCTTATCCGGTCGCGTTTTTGGTGCCGGAACCTATGCCCGGCAGGGGCCATTTTTGCCCTCAAGAATTTCGGCTGGAAAGACAAGCAGGAGGTTGAACACGGGGTTGATGACAAGTTGGCCCGGATCATTTCAAAGGCTGAGGACCTGGCCAAAAAATACGAGGGAGAGCATGAAGGCAAAACGGAAGGAAGCAACCGTTGATGTTATCCAGTGGACCGGGGACCAGCAGAGTATTGAGGACTTCTGCCCTGAGATCATCCAGGAGATGCGCAAAGGGCCAAGTCCCAAGCATTCGATCCACTTCCCTGAAACCGGGCAGGTCATTATCCAGACCCCCTTTGGAGCCTTTGTGGTAGATAAAAGGGACTGGCTGGTGAGGGATGAGAACAATGTCTATGGGATGTATCCGGCAGACTACTTCGAGAAGAGCTATCTGGCATACACAAAAACGGAGGGTTGATGGGCCGGGCAACTGAGTTCCTGGGGCTACTCAAGCTGACCAAATACCCCACACGGAGGGATTTTGCATTCTTTTTCCCCTCTCTTACCAACGACAAGACCACATTTGACATCTGGAAGCGGCACCAGAGGTCCCGCAAAAAAGCCTTAAATAGCCCATTGCCCACCGTGGGGGAAGGCTAGTTGACCTCATTGGGGTCTAAACTGCAATTATTTGACCATGGCGGCGACAAGCAAGGGGTAGCCTGCAATTATTTGACCTGAACATACAGCCGGATCTCCTGGCCTCTAAGATGCCCGAGGAAGACCGCAGGGCGTTTCTGGAGGGTGTTGTCTCTAACCGAATGCGCTTTTTTGTCCCCAATGGTGCCCAGGAACAATACATAAACCTGGTGGGTCACTGTTTGGATGATGTCAGGCTCCCGGTTGTGATCCCCACTTTTGGTAACGGGGTGGGAAAGACACTGGCCACGGTTCACATCGTTGGCAATCTCGTTGAAGGCCCCCAGAACAAATGGTTTGATCTGCCGTTATTCACAAACCCATGGACCTACCCGAAACTGGTATGGTACTGCTCGACTGCTGAAAACATCAAATCAAATGTCATCCCCATGTTTCGTGAGATATTCAAGGACGGGGTGTTCGAGGAGGACTATGAGGATTTCAAGGATGGCAAATCGTGGGTGGCCCGACTGCTTCTCAAGGGTGGCTTCGACAAAGGCGGTTGGGAGATCCACTTCAAGACCTATGAACAGGACGATGATGCTTACGAGGGGTCAACGGTTGGGCTGATCATTGCCGATGAACCCATGCCTGAGTCCAAATGGAAGGCTTGCAAGTCCCGGCGCCGGATGGGATGTGTGATGCTCCTGCCCATGACCCCCCTTTATTGCCAACCCTATCTGATTGATGAAGTATTAGCTGCTGCTGACAAGGGCATAAAAGGTTATTACCATATCGAGGTTGACTTATATTTGTCCTGCAAGGAACGTGGGGTCCGGGGACACCGGGACCGAGAGGTTATCGACGAGGAGGTCGCGCAGTATGATGAAGAGGAAAGGGAAGCCAGGGTCTATGGCAAACTGATGTACTATTCACGCCGCATCTATCCCACTGTTTCAAAAGATTTCAATGTCCGGGGTGAAGAGGAATACCCGATCCACAAAAACGCGGTCCTGATGATGGTCGCTGACCCGCATGATTCAAGGCCCTTCGCGGTGGCCTGGGTGGCTATCAACCCTGCACTGGATGGTGATGACCATGGCAGGATGATTGTATTCGCGGAGTCACCCAGGGATCAAAGCCGACCATTCTGGGAGTTCAAACGCTCCAAGACGCTTTCCGAAGAAGCCCTGGAGTGGAAGCGGGTAGAGGGAAGATGGATGGAGAAGCTGGGCCGTAGCTCCAACGAGGTCTACAGGGTACTGGACCGGCACTTTGGATGGAACACCCGCAGGACAAAGGCGGGAGACAACACCACCCTGGCAGAGATGCTTTCAAAGGTGGGCACAAAGATCGACTTCCCGATGTATTTCAGTGAGTCCTATTCGTCCAACTCGCCCGAGGGGGAGATCCAGGTGGGCCATAAGATGGTCAGGGAGCAGATGCTTCCCCTGGCTGATGGAGAATCCGGGACGATCATCTATCCTCACTGTTACCATATGTTGAATGGTTTGACTCATTATGTTCGCAAGGGGATCAAGGGTGCAGCGGCAGACGACCGGGTAGCGGCAGACGCCCCAATCGTTGAGAAGTTCAAGGACTTTCCAGACGTGAAGAGGATGGCCACGGGTACGAGGATGCAGTCATTCATCCCCAAGCCACCCAAGGATACATTTGAGGAGTGGGCAGACAAGATAGACGAGCCCGCGCTGTTTGGTGGGGAAGAGGCGGTGTTTGATATGGATGGAGTATTGGAATAAGGTGGAATTATGGATAACGCAGCCCTTGTAAAGACTTTCAGTGATTGGGAGGAACGCGCCCAGAAGCGCTGGAACCCCACCTTTGACTCCATGAAAAAGGATGACCGGCTCTATAACAGCCAGATCAACTACGACAAGGCCGGGAAAAAGCCCTGGCAGACCAAGATCATCATCCCCGCCGCCTTCAGGTCTATCCAGACCATTCTCTCCATCGTCAAAGACTATCTCCCCGGGACAGACATCCTCCCGCGAGAGGAGAATGATGTAGAGTTCCAGGAAATGATCCAGCTCAGGTTTGACCACGAGGCTGACCGCATGAAGTTCGATAGGGTCAAGATGGACGCCATGGAGGATATGCTCAGGCTCAAAGACGGGATTGTCAAGATCACCTGGGAAGAGGACCGTTGCGTGGCTGAGGTGCTGAATCCCATTGGAGGGGTGTTGTTTGACGAGATGGCCACCTCTGTCGAGACTGCCTCCTATGTCATTATCCGCTACCCCATGCGAATACGGGACATCAAGCGCGAGAAGGGCTTTGACGCAACAGCGGATGCGAAGATCAACGAAGTGGGACTGTTCGAGCCTTTTGACAACCAGCAGACCGGTGACGCTGGAGCCAGGACTACCGTTGAAAAGCTCAACTCAAGTGGATCAGCCGCCGCTGGGGGTGAAACCTATGCCCCCGGGGGTTCTGAGAATCTACCCGAGAATAACTATGCCTTTGTCAAGGATGTTTGGTACTCCGACCCCGACACTGGTGAAGAGATGTACGCCGAGTGGATCAACTCAACAATAACAAGCAAGCCCAAGATCCAGGATGAAACCGGGAAATGGGTCGAAGGCGGCGAGAGAGGGCCGGTCAGTAATGATGTCAATGCCCCTTGGGGTTATGGCCGCAAGCCTATTTTCCTGGGTAAGAACTATGGCTCCAAGCACTCACTCTACGGGAACTCTGAAACCGAACTTACCAAGTCCATTGACCTGGCCAACAATGAGGTCAACAATTCGATTGTAGACTGGATACGCAAAGCCGCCAACCCGCCGAGATATGTCCTGAGATCGTTCTTCCAGGGTGCTGTTAATCGATTCAGGGGCAAGGACTCTGAGGAGATCCCTGTAAATCGCCCGGATGAGGTCGGATTCCTTGAGTTACCACCGGCTCCGGTGATGGCCTCCAAGTATGCAGAAGACCTCAGATTCATGCACGACAATATAGGTGGGGTGAAGGACGTGGCCAGTGGCCAGACCCCCGGGCAGGTCACAAGCGGGATTGCGATTGCCGAACTCCAAGAGGCGGCACAGACCACCATCAGGTACAAGGTTGGCAATGAACTGAGCGACATGATCGAGGACATGAGCAAATTCATTCTTTTCCTTATCCTCAAATTTGACACCTCGAGTATGACGCTCGTAAAAGAGGATGGCGATGGGAATCGTGATTTCAAGGAATGGGACGCGGCCATATTCAGGGAGGATATTGGATTCCTGGTTGACAAGATGGAAAGCTGGGAGGACACACCCTTTAATATCAAGGTGCGTTCTGGCCAGCAGCAGCCACAGACCCGCGCAGAAAGGTTGTCAAGGGCTGAAAAACTGTTTGAGGTTGGTATCTACGGGATTGAAGACGTGGCCCGTGAACTGGGTCTCCCGGATAGTGGGCGTGTGATCCAGAGATTCTATGAGCGGCAAGGTTGGAGCCCTGAAGCGGTCACGGCCCTGGCTGAAGACCTACTCGGCCAGATCAACGCAGATCCTGAGAATGAGATCGCACAGGCCCAGATGGCGATACTGAACCAGGTCTTCCCATCAATAGTGGGGCAGGTATTAAAAGAAGCGCAGAAAGCGGCCTGAAAATGGCCGTCGTGGTGATCTGGGCAGTCTGGCTCATACGCCTGCTGGGTGAGTTGTGGATTTAAAGAAGATCCTGCACCTGTTGGTAAGGTGGCTCGTGGTCAACAAAAGAGCCCCAGAGTCGTTCACGGGTGAGATCAGGATCTCTGTGAACAACGGGATACCAAGCACGAAGTACAAGAAGGTGGTAACGGAAAAGGGTGAATAAGGCCTTTAAATAGCACTTGTTGACCCTATAAGTGGAGAGTATTTTACAAACATGAAGATTAAGAGAGAGTCCATGCCTGTTTATTAGCATAACCTAAGCTGAGCCTCTACTAATCATAAGCCCGCTAAACCATTTCGATGGTGAGCGGGTTTTTCATTTTAAAGGGAGAAGAAAAAATGGGTACAGAAGCCGCAAAGCCAGCCTCCTACGATGACGCAGAAGTCACGACGGGTTTACTCGTTGAGGAGCAACAGGTTGAAAGCTCGGATCAGACCAACGCCAATGGCGAGTCAGAAAAAGATCAGACCCGACTGTTCAAGTACGGTGAAGAGGAATTAGCCAGGGACGCATTGATCGAAAAGCTCGATGACGACACCCTGGACAATATACTCTTTGCCCATGAGAACAAATCCAACTGGGAGAAGTCCAACACGCAAAAGGCGCAGGAGGCCGCAGATCGGGTAAAATCGATCCAACCCCTGATGGACTTCCGATCTAAACTGAAAACAAGCCCCGAACTCCAAGAGGCTCTTGATGACGTTTGGAAGGACCTCACCAAGTCTGAGGAGAGTATCGCTGCCGTGTTGATCCAAGAGGAACTGGACAGCATACCCAACCCATTCAAGGAAGAACTGGAACAGGCTCTTGAGCGAGCGGATACTGTCGAGCGTGAAACTCGAAAAAAAGCCGCCGCTGCCGAGATAGAACAGGAGACCCAGGCACTCCAGAAACCATTTGCCCAGGGGGGCTATGCCCTCACTGACAGACAGGTTAATGCGGTTGCCGTGAAGGTCATGGAACGATTTAAGAAAGATGGCGTGATGAGGTCTCTCGAAGAGGTCCTCAAGCTCGACCACCCGGAATGGACGGTCAAGAAAGAGGCCATCCAGTCGAACCATGGCAACAGGGCCTCCTCAGCCTCAACCAAAAAGGACCTCCCCAAAAGTCTTGATGATGTTCCCCTCTCAGCGTTCGCGGGTATTATCGAGTAGGAGAACTTACCATGGCCCTGAGCTATGATTCAATCAATGCTCTGGTGAATGACACGCTGTTGCCGATATTGGTCAACAATATCTTTGACAGCAACATCTTTGCCGGGCGAGCCCTCGGGAAGGCGAGAAAGCACTCTTCGACCAAGAAGGTCATTACGCCTCTCGAGTATGCGCGGAACAGCGCACAGGGGATGATTGCCAAGTACACCTCACTGAACTTGCAAGTCCCCGAGCCGTTCACCGCTGCCGAGTACACTCCCATTACAGCCTATCAGGCGCTATCCGTGGCCTGGGAGGATGAACTGGAATGGACCAGTGAGCTGGCCGTCAAGAACGGTATCACCCAGTTAATGAAAAACGCAGAAGAGTCCCTCAAGAAGATGTTTGCTGAAAAGATTTATCAGCCAGCCGCTTCCAAGGGGACTAATGACATTGAACCATTATTGAACCTGATCAACGCGAC